AGCGCCAGCTGATAGAAGGGCGGGATCCCCCGTCCTACCAGATAGGGGAAGGGGAAATCGTCGGTCTCCGGCAGGATCTCTGCGCCCGGTCGGTGCCACACATCCCGGCACACCAGGCTGCCGGGATCGTTGCTGGCGGTGATAGTACGCAGATTTCAGTCTCGACGTGCTTCTACGTGCTTGGCGTCACCGGCTGGCGAGTGCAGGGCATCCGCATCTGGATACCGGCAGGCACCACGGTCCCGGCGACCGGCCCGAAAGCCTATCTGTGGATCGGCACCGGCACCACCCCGGACAGCATATTGGCGACGGCGGACTTTACCGGGTTTGCTGCGGGCCAATGGAACACGGTGTTTTTCTCGGCCCCCGTCAGCCTGATTGCCGGGCGTTACTACTGGACGCAAATCTATCTTCCGACTGGCGGCTACGGCGCCAAGGCCAATCACTTTTCCGTCCCCGGCGCCAAGGTCTCGGTCGATACGCCTTCGCTCTACGCGGCGGGAAATTCCGAGACCCCATCCGGCAACGGCTCTTTTGTCGTGGGGGTTGCCGGTCTGGCACCGCAGTTCAACAACAATGACACTTGGTACGGCGCCGATGTGCTGGTTGACGACGGAACCGGCGTCGTCGGCCCGGGCGCCAGCGATAATGTCGGCATTGCCGATGCTGTCACGACGGTGCGTGCCGGTCTTGCGTCGGAGGTCCACGCCACCGGGACGGCGACGGATGCGTCCGGCTTGGTCTCCACGGCGCCAGCCGCCACCTTCCCGATCGGCGGCGCGACGGCGATCCACACCATCCGCCGGGCACTGTTCGACACCCGCATAGCGTGGGGCGCCGTCACCAATACCAACGTGGCTGGCCCATCGTTCCAGACCGATCCGGCTGGAGCGCTCACCCTCGGCTTGGAGTTCCGGTCGCTCATCCCGGTGCGGTTCGTCGGCTGCAAAATCTACAAGGCACCCAATCTGGCCGGGAGTATTCCGGTGCGATTGTGGGACAAGGGGGGGACCGGCGGGGCGGCGCGCGAACTTGGAAGCACCACCGTCACTTGGGTTGCCGATAGTGGCGGCTGGCGTGAGGTCATATTCCCCACGCCCATCGATATGGAGGCCGAGACCAAATACTTCTGCTCGTACTACTCACCGACCTCCGACTACGCCATGTCGGACTACGTGTTCTTCTGGTGGAGCGATGTCGTCTGGCCGCTGGTGGTCAACTCGTATGCCGTCGCCGGAACGGAAAAGACAGGCGGATCGGTCTATCGATTGGGAACTGCCCAGCAAATCCCCGACCAGCATGTCCCGGCCAATTACTACATCGACCCGATTGTCGAATGGGAGGCGGACGATCCGGTGTTCGTGCCCGACCCGCTCAACAGCTACTACGATCAGTGGGTCAACGGTAAACCCAACCACAAATTCCACATCAGCGTCTTCTTCGCTGACCCGCCTTACCTTCAGGAATATGCGGAGATGGGCATCAACACCCTCGTCGCCGGATACGGGACAGAGGAGTACGTGCCAGCCGTCATCGCGGCAGGGCTTGACCACTATCCGTTCGTCTCGTTCTTTGACGACCCGGAGAAACTCGGGCTTCGCGCCGTTCAGGAAAACCCGGCCTATGCCGCTCTGGTGCGCGGCTACCAGATCATTGACGAGCCGGACCAGTTTGCGCCCTACTCGCCGCCGAACACGATCCGCACATGGTGCAATGAAATCCGGGCGATCGACTCGACCCGCCCGCTGCTGATCGGCATGGGGCGCGTCGTCGGCATCAACCAGACGTTCTGGCACCAGCCGCAAGGCTCCAACATGGACGACGCCAACCGGGATTGGCGGGGCTTCGCGGCACTGCCGGACATCCTGTACGGCGACTTCTACACCCTAGCGCCTAGTGGCGACGATGCTAATCGCTGGGGCGTGTGGACCTACCATCTGTGGGTGCGCCGACTGCGCAACCTCAACGAAGGCCGCACGCCCATCTGGGTGGTGGTCGAGACGACCAGCGAGAACGCCGACAGGCCGTATCCGGAGGACGTGCGCAAGGCCATATGGTCCTGCCTGATCGAGGGCGTCCAAGGCATCTGCCTGTTCGACCACCGCTTCGGCAACTACGCCGTCGCCCGCGACTTCGCGCACATGCTGCACAATCCGCCAATGAAGGCGATGATGACGGCGCTGATCATCCGCATCAACTCACTGGCCGACGCGCTACTCTCGCCCAACACCAACTTGGTCACCGCCGCAACTTCATCGAATGTCACGCAGGGTCCATATGGCGGCACCTATGGCGTGCCGCTGCTCTACACCACCCGCGCCGACGCCAGCTACGAGTACCTGTTTGCGATGGGCATCCGACCGGGATCAACGACCGGGACATTCACCATCCCGTCATGGGCGGGCCAGACCCTCACGGTGATTGACGAAAGCCGCACGGTGACGGTGAGCGGCGCTGGCGTGCTGACCGATACCTTCGCCGCCGATTATACCGTGCACCTTTACCGGAAAGGCTGAAGGATAGTACGATGATCAACTCAGTTATCAATCTAATCATATACTTACTGGTAATCGGGATACTCTACTACCTGTTCGTCTATGTGGTCGATCAGTTCATCCCGGAGCCGCCGCAGCGGATGCTGAAGGTGGCTGGCGTCGTGGTGATATGCATTTTGTGCATATTGGTGCTGCTCGACATGGTCGGCGGCGGCGGTCATGTGCCGAGGCTGGTGAACTGATGGACGGGCTTCCTCGCGGTCTGGGCAATGGCCTGCCGATCGCCATCCTGATGTGGATCGTGGTCGCCCTCATCATCGCATGGGCGGCGGGGTATCTCTGACGATGCCTGAAGTCGGCAACTCACGCTACATCGTACAGGCCGGGTGGGACGACGTTCCGCACTTGGATGAGACGACCAAGCAGGAACTGCTCGACTCGACGCCGCCGTTCCTGCGTGATGCGCGATCCAAGGGCGAGCCGTCGATGGGGTCCGGCGTCATCTACCCGATCCCGATCAGCGACATCGAGGTCAAGCCGTTCGTCATCCCGTGGGGATGGAAAAAGGGCTATGCGCTGGATGTCGGCTGGAACCGCACCGCCTGCCTGTGGGCCGCGCAAAACCCGGTCGATGGCACGATGTACCTGTACAGCGAGCACTACAAAGGCCAGCAACTGCCGATCGTCCACGCTTCCGCCATCAAGGCCCGGGGCGACTGGATCAGGGGCTGCATCGACCCGGCGGCGGACGGCTCCAACCAGCGCGATGGCAAGCAGCTAAAGGAAGAATACCGCTCGCTCGGGCTGCACCTGATCGACGCCAACAACGAGGTCGAGGCCGGGCTGATCGCCTGCTGGCAGGCCTTGGCGCTCGGGCAGATCAAGATTTTCTCGACGCTGCAGTCGTTCAAGGCTGAATACCGGGTTTACCAGCGTGACGAAAAGGGCAAGGTGATCAAGGCCAACGACCACCTGATGGACTGTATGCGCTACCTGTGGCGGACTTGGAACCGGATTGCCACGATGCCGCCGCTCGGCGCCAAGACCACCGGCACCGGCTTGATCAATGCTGATGTGAGGGCTGGGTACTGATGGCCGACATGATGACGATGACGCCACCGGCGCAGAACCAGCTACCCGAAATGGCCTCGCCGCAGCCGAAACCGCCGTCACGCGAGAAAATGCGGGAGATCGTCGGCAGGCACGAAGCCGAGACCACCAGCCGGATTGCCAAGCGGACCAGCCTCGAGACGCGGTGGATCGAAGACCTCGAGCAGTATCATGGCCGCTATGACTCGGCGACGGCGCAGAACCTGTACGACACGGATCGGTCGCAACTGTTCATCAACTACACCCGGCCCAAGACCGACGCGCTGGCGGCGCGCCTGAAGGACTTGCTGTTTCCGACCGACGACAAGAACTGGGGCATAAATCCGACGCCGGTGCCGACGCTGTCGGACAATGCCGAGGCGGCGGCACAGAGGGCGAGGCAGAAGCAGGAAGAAGCGCTGGCCGCGCAGGAGCAGGCCGCAGCCGCAGCCGAAGCCCTGCCGCCGGAAGCCCCGCCCGGAGAAGAGCCGCCCCCGGAGACGGTGGAGGCCGAACAGCAGGCCGGTCAGTTGCAGCAGGTGGCGGAAGCCAAGACGGCGGAAGCCGACGAGGCCAAGCAGGCGGCGGGAATGCTGGCGGCGCGGCTCGAGGAAGCCCGCA